GCAGGCGGCATACCACCCATAGGCTGCATCGGGGCAGGCATTCCGGGCATCGGCGGGGGAGTCATTCCAGTCTTAACTGCAGGCATCCAATAAATTCTCCTAAACGAACCTAACACGCATCCTAACAGCTACTCAAAATTTAATCAATAATCTCCAACAATCCATTCCGAATCATGCTACGCGCCAAACTATCCCTGTCCGTAAAACAATAATGATCACCACTCCACTCACACATCTCAATCGCCATCCTGCGCAAAAAAATATCCTCACGCTCTCCAGATCCCGTCACATGACCCGCATGCAAAATCGGAACAACCTCGCCAGCAGTCTGACCATCAAACTCTAAACTCGTACCGTAACTCAATCTATATCTAGGCATCCTTGTGAATACTCTGCCAGTCATCCCAAGCAGCAAAGATATCATCAGCTCCCTCTTGGACCGAAACAACATCATCCCCCTCAGTGGAAAAACCAACCATGCAACCAGTCCTATAATCCTTGATACAAATAACGTGATTTTCGTTTATCCAAAGCACACAACCGTCTTCACTGTTCGTAACACGCGCCCATCTATTCATAACTCTCTCCCTTTTCACTCTGAATGGTACTTTATGGGACAGTCTAGGGTACCTTGTCAAGCCGTAGGGTACCTTGCGATTTTTTTTTAAAAAATTTTTTTGTGGTGACTGTAGGTGGATTTCTTAGTGTAAGTGCTGTCCGACACGCGCCAGAATATGGGGGGGGTACCACGCCCCATGTGCCCCGATTTTAGAACAATTGTTCGGTTTGCTTAGGGTACCTTGGAAAAGCAAAAAGCCCGCGCTAGGCGGGCTTCTCTGTGGCTGCTAGGTGGTCTTGGCGCTTAACGCGCCAAGTATTCTATTCGCTCTTGCCAATATTCAAATATGTCATCAGATGTTTCAGCCCATATTGACGCGATGCCACGTTCGCTTTCATCACGCAATTGAACTGCGCCGTCGGTTGTTTGAAATGCTGTTAACACTTCGTAACGCGTGTGATCTGTTCCATCACCATATGACGCGCCGTTTGATTGTTGCGTGTGCGTGACAACCGCGCTTTCACCAACGCGCTGCCGTATTTCAGTAACGGCGGCGCGGACGCGCTGTTCGCTGCATCCTGTCGCGTCCATGATGTCGCGTGTTGAAACGCCACCACTATCATTGCGCATCATGGCATATTGAACGCCAACGCGTGAATTGCGGCGGAACGGTGTCACTGGTGTATCTTGAACAATTGTTCTGGTGCCATTTTCAACGCGGTTTTCAATTGTGTGATTGATGAAATTCAAAAGGAATTTTACCCAATTGATAATCTTGTCCGCGTCAATTGTGCCACCATGCTGGCGAAATTCAATTGTACCACTACGCCATGTATCAAGATTAATCGCATAGAATTTGCCGTGGTTTAATTCGCTAATTGTGGAAGCATTTTCTATGCGTGATGCGCTTAATGGTTGCGCATATCTGTTCATAGTGCGTGAACGTGCAAACATGCTATCCAGCGTTGATTGTTGGCGTTGATAGCGATGCATGATGTCCTTTACAATTACAGCGTCCATAGGCTCGCCATGTGATGCCAGAAAACCGCCACGCGCCTCAGTGTGCGCAATGCTTTCGCCAGTGTAGGTTGCAGCATTAGGGCCATGCAATGGTGCGTTTGAAATGTGAACGTGCAAACCGCATGATGTATTGATTGCACAACCAACGTTTTCCAAAACGGCGCAAACCGTTTTGATATAATTGTATGCAATTGGATGATCACCTAATGGTGGCAATACGATTTCAGCGTCAACGTTAGGCGTTCCGTCTGGTTTTACTTGGCAACCAATAATTCCAGCGCGATCTAATGCGTTTGATATGCGTGGGATGGAAACACCGCTTGTTTCGATTTCTATTCCAAATGTGTAAGTCATAATTATATCTCTCTTTTGTAAGTATCGTTTGAATATGTGATTTGAATATCGCGTTGGCGGATTTGAAAGATAACAGATCGAATGAATGTTGCGCTACGTCCAGTTTCATTCATTAATTCTGTCAATGTTGCACCTTTGCAAATCATTGTGAAGATTTTTGTTTTAGTGTAAGTCATTGTTTTTACTTCCTTTTTTCTAGATTGTAGGGCAAAGCTGTCGCCCTATACCTAGTTTATGCGCCATTTTTTCCCATAATACAAGGGGTTTTGTGGGATATTGTGGGATAAACCAGAACAATTGTTCGGCTTATGGATTTTACCAACGTCGCGACACAAAAAAAGCGCGCCAAAATTGACGCACGAAAATCAGTTTATTTTTATATTTATAGAGAACGCGCACGATCATGCGTGTGTATATGTGTATATGTGTATATGTGTATATATACCTATGTATATATACTATACCCCGAATCCCGAATCCCGAATCCCGAAAGCCCGACCCCGAAGGGTCAGGCCAGATTGTTTATTTCATTGTGTGCGCTAGGGTTGCCATTGCGCTCGTTGTCGGGTTGCCATTGTTCACGATAAAAGTATAGCTGTGAACGTTGCAGGCAAGAACACCGAACCGTTCAGCGTCATGGTATCTCATAAATTGCGGCTCCTCATCCATATCAACTGGTTCAGAAGTGCCGTAGTTTTTAACTGCCCACTGGCAAAATTCTTGGAACGGCTTTTCATCCTCATACTCGAACCCGCTCGTGTCATCATAGAAAAGTGCGGTTGCCCAAAAGTCGGGCAACTCCAGTGTGATCGTTTCCATTATTCCACCCCCTCTAATACTTCCATTGCATGCTCAAGTGCTTCTTGCTCGCTGTCGATTCCGTAGCAAGTGAAGCAATGGTAATCGACCCACTGCCCACCCACTGGAGTCTGCAAGTTAAATGTCGCTGACTCGTTCCACTCAATACGCAAGTGTTGATCGTTGTGCTCTACTTCCCAGTGTTTCATTTTCTTTTTCCTCATTACTAGACTGTGATCCCACATTATCCCACACATTATTATATGTCAACACAAAATATAAAAAAAATTATGCCAGGCCGCGCCGGGTAAAACTGCCGGGGATTCATCCGGGCGCGAACAATTGTTCGGGTTGTTGTTCCGGGGAGGCACTGGGGTTGCCGGGGGAACTGGAGGCGGAGGAGGTGCCGGGCGAATCAACGCCGGGTATAGTTACCGGGGCGCTTTACCCGAACAATTTCTCGGGTTATACTATACCGGGACGCCCGAATCCCGAATGCCCGGAGAGCCACAGAGCGCCCCGAAGAGTTAACCCGAACAATTTAGGCACCCAGACCCCCGAAAAACCCGAAACCCCGACCAGACGGCCCCGAAAACGGCTCTGAGGGTGAGCGGAAGCCCCTCCCCTCCAAGCGTTCCCGCTATTCTGCGGCTTCGCCGTTACAATCAGTTATAGGGATTGGTTCAGATTCTGTGGGATTTTCTGTTGGTGTTACGTCAATCATGCGATCTTTAGCACGTTCCATAAATTCTTGCAGTTGTTCTACGATTTGTTCTCTGCTGAGATTATCAACGTGTTCGTGTGTGACATGGCTACGCGCTACCATGAGGCCAGTGACTTTCAGGCGGAGTTCTTCTGCTTTGATAGCTGCGGAGAAGTTGCCCTGCTCCCATGCTTCGTCACGCAACCGCTGCATGTCTCTGACTGACTTGGTGATAGTTACGCCGTACTTGCTTTCGAGTTCTTGGCGCATTTCTTCCATGCGTTCTTTTACGCGTGGATGATTGAGAAGTTGCACGGCTGACACGTTCGGGTTTTTGTATCCTGCTGCTCTGGCTGCTGCGGTTTGCGTCATGTCTTTGTGAATGTAGTTATCCAAAAACTTCTGCTGTGGGGGTGTTAGTCTTTTTTCCCCTTTTGCTATCTGCTCACCGACTTTTGGCATTTGCGCTGCTACCCGAATAATTTCTCGACTTGTTCCCCTTCTGCCATACTACCCGATCCGCTGCTGCGGTCAAGTGCTACCTTTCCCAAAATATCCCAACATTGCATCGGGCTGCGCTGCGTTAAAAAACATCAGGGGGGGGTTAGTATATACCCCCCCCTTATAGGGGGGTGACGTAATTCCCGTAAATTAACCCATTGATTTTATTGCGTTATTTACGTCAAAACGACTTTTTGACGTAATTCCCGTAAATCGTTAAACCTTTGATTTCATTACATATTCTACGTTACGTCACTTACGTCAGCTTTTGACGTGAATTATTTTGACGTAAATTAATATAAAATAGTTTATAAAAAGTTATTGACAGTCCCAAACCATCCCATATATAAGATGCATATTCTAGTAAACGAGGAGGCTACAGAATTCACATGGATTACACAGCAAAAACACGAATCATCCGCGATCTACAGGGCGACCTTTTAGATTGCAATCACGCAACCCGCCGCTTTTTCCGCTGTTGGTTAGACGGCTCTTATTTGGGCGAGGAACACTACAGAGACAACGTTGCGTATTTGCGCCAGTCTTTGTCTCGCTATGGCGTAGGCATGAAGTTAGAGGCCAAGATTCAAGGTTGGGTGATTGGTCAATTTGTGCGCTACACGGCGCACGATGCTCAGTGTTCACACGGTTACGCTCAGAGGGTTATCGTTGACACGGTTGATAGAGAGGTGCTGTCGGAGTTGACGCAGCATTTAATCACAGACGCGCTTGATCTGATTGAAGATGATATGCGCGAATATTTGAAGGAGACTGCATAATGTTTGAGATTGAAAAAGGTATTCCGATTCCAGATGGCGAGGGGCGTGGGCGCGATAAAAGCCCATTGCGCCTTGCTGTGGAGAAAATGGAAGTTGGTGATAGCGTTGTGGTTAAGAACACGCACCGTCAACAGCTTCATGCCATGTCGAATAGACTTGGCATTAAGTACAAGACCCGAACAATTTCCAAAGAAAGCGGAACGGTTCGTTTTTGGCGCACAAAATAACATTGGGGGCGCAATGCCCCCTTTATTCTAGCAAAGGAGAAGACATGTATTATTTAGCATATGGAATGAACACGAACCGCGAGGCTATGGCTGCGCGATGCCCTAATGCCAAGCCTATGGGCGGCTTTTATTTACCTGACCACCGTTTGACGTTTCGCGGAGTGGCTGACTTTCGCTACGATTCTGACATGGTTTTACCAGTTGTGGCATGGGAGATTACGCACGATTGCTTGAGAGCTTTAGACCGACTTGAGGGCTACCCGACTTTATACGACCGCCGCAATATCAACGGCAATTGGCTGATTTACGATATGAACGGCAACAAGGGCGCACTGGGTACACCGTCTGGCGGCTACTATAAAATGATTGAGGAGGGCTACCGAGACTTTGGGCTTGATGATTGGTATTTACGCGCTGCGGCGAAAGATGCGGAGTTAGCGGCATGAGTTACACGGCACGAGTTTTAGGAATCACTGTTCATAGTTGGACTGATGAGCTTGGACAAGGCGAACATCTTTTAAATAAGGGCGGCTATCGCATTGGTAATTTCCCGACATTGCAGGATGCGCTTGCAGAGGCAGTCGAGCAATTTGGAGAATATGAGGTCAACGAGGATGGTTTTATTCAAGTGTCAGTGATTGAGGACGCTGATGCATATCCCGACCCGAAGGGCGACTATATCGCTGACTATGACATTATCATTGAGCGCGTGGAGCGTGTAGGAGCAGAGGAGCTAGAAGCGGCATGATTTACAAGTTACAGCATACCATTTGCGGAGAGTTGCGCGAGATGACTTTGCCCGAGATTCTGGAAGAGATTAACGCGGATCGCAGCGAAGATTGGCAAGATTACGATGAAACAGATTGGCGCGAGGGATTGTCCGAGTTCACCGATCTTAAAGTTATTGAAGAGGTAACAGAATGATTTTACAGAGCTTGGCAGAGTTGCTTGAGGAGATGGAGAGCGACCTAAAGCGTATCGACTGGCAAGATATTTTTATTGCTGTTGCTGTGTTCGGTTTAGTTGTTCTTTGGATTTTGGGGGTTCATTATCAATGGTGGTAGACCCTGACATAACCCGAATAATATGAAGCCCCCGCCTGATAACGAGCGGGGGTTTTTTTATGCGTTACAATTCTGGGCGAGTTTCCCCCGATAGAAAGTAATTGACTTGGGATTTATCCCATGCTATGTGAAGGGTGCTTAGGTTTTTATCATTGTTGTCCTAAGCTGCCTCATAAACTCGACACCCCCCCCGACCCGAAAGAGTTGGGGGGTTTTTTTATAATTTTTTTTATTGACACTGGATAAATTATATTATATGTATGGGATGTCTAGCATATAAGAGGAGTTTAATATCATGGGCTTAGATATGTATTTACGCGGCGACAAGTTCGTCAGTTCTTGGGATCATTCGCAGCGCGATGAGAACGGTAGGCCGTTAGAGGTAAAGCGTCCACAGATGGATGGGTTTGAGGTTACGTCTTACGTTCTTGACCTTGGCTATTGGCGCAAGTTCGCGCCGTTGCACACTTTCATCGTGAGAGTGTTCGCGAATGGCGAGGATAATTGTCAACCGATTGATTTGGATGCTGAGGATTTGCGCCGTATTGCTGCTGCGATTCGTGACGGTAATTTGCCTGATGACGAGGACAGCACTGGTTTCTTTTTTGGTTCGCCCGAATTTTGGGATGAGTACCGAAGCCAAAATGAGGAGCATGCGCAGACGTTTGAGAATGCTGCGGCTTGGATTGATTCCGAGTCTTGGAACACCGTTACCTATCAAGCGAGTTGGTAAGATGGGTTGCATGAGTGATAAAGCGATTGAGGCTATGGAAACGCCTATTATGATTCCATGCCCCGATTGCTTTGGCGATGGTACGATTGAGGTGGAATACCCTAGGTATCGTGGGCCGTCCCGTGACGTTGGCGTGATTGATGTTGAGACTGAGACATGTGAAACGTGCAGCGGTGACGGTGAAATGAATCGTTTGTGCGATTGCGGCGAAGTTGTGACCCTTGGAATGGGTCACAATGCCGAACAATGTGAGGAGTGTGCGAATGCATAGGAATGTTTACCCGAACACGCGCAAGGCTATGGATCAGTCTTTAGCTTTGTTGTGTGACGCGGCAAAGGATTCATTAAAGTATTATGCTAATCATTACCCGAACAATTCCGAGGTTGCATTGATGAAGGGCGACATGAATAGCTTTGAACGTGAGTTGCGCCGATGCATTGATAACCATGTTATCATGATGTGGAGAAATGAGTGGTTTGAGGAGAAGAATTTATGACTTATGAAGAAAATAAAATGTGCATGAAATACACGTTGGAGCGTCTTGGCGATATCAAGACGCAAACTGATTTGGACGAGTTCAAGGACGAGATTCGGAATGATCTGGATGTTAACAGTCAATGGCGTTCAGTTAACGATTATAACCCGAACATTTCTGAAGTTATTGAGCCAGATGACTTTGATGTGTATCGTGCAATTGATGAAGTAAAACGAAATTACATTGAGAGAGCATTGACCCGATCAAATAACATTGGCGAGGCTTCAAAGATGTTAGGTGTTCGTAATTACCAGACCTTGCAGAATTGGATGGTAAAGTTAGGAGTGGACTATTGATTTATTATTTCACTGCGCTTGTTATTACTTATAGCATGGATTCTGAGAGGATTACGACTTCATACATTTTGTACGATAAGAAGCGGCATTGCCAAGAGGCTTTGCAGGGTCTTGCCGACCCGATTTATAATCAGATTTATGAGTTATATGAGGGCACAATGATGCAATGCGTTGTGTCCGATAAAGTTTCATATGTGTTAAAGCCGAAGTTGAGGCCCGAAAATGGATGATAGATTAGCAATTGTGAGCGATGAAATTAAGCGTTTGCAGCGTGAGTATGACGATGCTGAATGGGAAGGCGATCCGAGGTCAACAGAGTTGGCAAAGGAGTTGAATTATTATAATAAACTGCACGAACAGGGTGTTGTTTTTGAGCCTAAGTTTTAGTAAAAAACTGGGGGGGTGTTAAATATTGCGTTGTATTTCGAAACCATAACGCCGCCCCCACGAATTATTTATTTTTTTTCTGTGGTAAATCCCACGCTCTGATGTCGCTCATAACCTGACTTACATTTACGTCTAAATAATGCGCAATGCGTTCAATTGTAATTTCATCATTTAGCATTCTATTGACTTGTTTAGCCCGAACAGATGCACGTTTGGGCCATTTGTATTCGTTTTGATCATTTATTTTTGTAGGTGTTTTTGGTTCACGCGGTTTAACGACTTCTTTTGGTTCGTCTTGTTTGTTGCGCCATCCCTCTTGCTTTCGTGTCATTTCCAACATTCTAGCTATTTCGGATTCTGTTGGCGGTCTTTTGTATAGCTTTGTAAATGAATCTAAGATGTTAACCATCGTTTTGCCTTTTTACTGCTCGTTCTAACATTTCTAACAAAGCGAACATTTCTTCGCCTTGCTGCGTTCCATGAGGAAATCCCATGCGCTTACCATCGTAAATAAGAACATGAGCCTTTCTTTTTAGAGTTTTTATTATAGTGTCAATGGATTTTATGTCCATTTGGCTTCGCCCTTGAGAACAACCGCAGGCCCGACGATACCAGTTCCGCATAGCTCTGTAGCTTCTTCGTTAAATGGCAGACCTTCGATCAAGCCTTCTTCGTTCACAAGGATTTGCCAATCGGGTTTTGTTGGTGATCGAACCATTTCGACCAATCCCCCGACGATCTGCTGCGCTTCTTCAAGCGTTGGTTGTCTTTCTTCAAATACCGTAATCATAGCTTCTCCTTTTCCTAGATTAACTTGGGATAATTACCACACTATCCCATGTTAGTCAAGCATATCTTCCTCTTGATTAAGAGTTCCGCCGACTACTCCGAGCCACTTGCGTGGGCCGCTTCTGGTTCGCTTGAACTGATCAATACGATTATCATTTTGCAGTGCCGTAACTGCTTTTTTAATTGTGCTTTCACCCACAGTTTTAAGATTAGCTGCATTCATATCGTCATGTGGTGCGGTCTTGATTGCTTCCCAAATGCCATCATGCTGACCGCCCTTAGTAACAGGAATGCCCCGCGCTTCACGATCTGCGATAATGTTATAAACATATTCGAGCCTATCCCGAACGACTTGTGACATTACGAGGTTACGGATGTCTTGACTACGATCTTCCAACAATCCGGTGTCTTGATTCCGAACAAAATGTCGAATGTCACGACTGGCAGGGCCGTTGGCTTTTACGACTGCGCCATCAAACAC